TGCTACTAATTCTACTCATGTACTTGGTACTGTTAATGACGCTACTAATGAAAATAATCGAATTACTTTTATAGAAGATGAGACTAGTGATACAAGTAATATTGGCTTAGAATTTGATAACGACTTTCATTATAATCCTAGTACTGGTACAGTAACAGCTACTACATTTTCTGGAAATTTAGTAGGAGACGTAGATGCAAATAACGGTGACTTTGATGGTACATTAGAAGCTGATGCTTATACAATCAACGGTGTAACACTTGCAAGTTATATCAGTGGAGTATCATCAGACAGTGCTATTACTGCAACCAATGCTAACCATGTGACTATAACAAATAACGCGAGTACAAACGAGAATAATCTCATTACTTTCATTGAAGATGCCGCTGGTGCAGGCGATAGAGGACTAGAGTCTGATGGAGACTTACACTATAATCCTAGTACAGGAACTGTTACAGCAACTGTATTTAAAGGAAGAGTTCCAAATATACCTGAGAATGCACAAGGTTCTTACACTTTAGTTGCTACAGATGCCGGTAAATTTATCAATAGTACAGGAACAGTAACAGTCCCTAACTCTATATTTAGTGCTGGTGATATGGTTACTATTTTCAATAACAGTACTGGCGATAGAGATATTACTCAAGGTACTGGAGTTACTATGTATCTTGGAGATGGTGATGGAGGTAATGATAGTGTAAAACTTGGGCAACGATGTGTTGCTACAATTCTATTTATAACTACTAGCATTTGTGTAATTCAGGGGGGTGACTTAACATGACACCTCCTATTCAACAAATGCTATATGGTGCTGTTTCTGCAGAAATACCTTATGCATCTGGCACTTTTATGGGTGAAAGAGGTGTCTTTGGAGGAGCCTGGACTGGCTCAGCTAATATAAAGAATATAGATTATATTACTATTAGTTCAACAGCTGATGCTAATGATTTTGGAGAGATGACATTGGCAAGTCATGGTAGAGCTGCTGCGTCAGGAGGAACTCGTGGAATATTTGGTGCAGGTTATGGAAATGCAGGAGATTCAAATGTTATTGATTATATAACTTATGCTTCAACAGGTGATGCTACTAATTTCGGAGATTCTACAGAAGCACGTGACAGTGTAGCAGGTTGTGGAGATGGTACTCGTGGCTTAATTGGTATGGGTGGTTCTACTATTAATACTATTGATTATGTTACTATCGCTACACTTGGAGATGCTGAAGATTTTGGTGATTTAGCACAAGGTCGGCATGGCGGCGGAGCTTGTTCAAACGCTACTTATGGTGTTTGGCTTGGTGGTGGTGGCGGTGGAAAACGTGATGAAATGGATTATGTTACTATCGCTACACTTGGAGATGCTACTGATTTTGGTAATTTAGATACAGCTCGTGATAGAAATACAGCTGCTTGTTCAAATTCAGCAGATCGCGGTGTTAATGCAGGTGGTAATACAGGAAGTGGTAATACAGATATGATTGATTTTTTTACTTTTGGTTCATGGGGTGATGCCACAGACCTTTGTAATTTACAAACAACAAAGAAATCTTTAGGAGCATGCTCTAATGGCACTATTGGTACCTTTGCTGCTGGTGGTAATGGATCCGTACTTAATGTAATAGATTATAAAACAATTTCAAATACCGGTGATTGCGGTGATTTCGGTGACTTAAATTTTTCTGGACATTATCCTGCCTCTAGTTCAGGCACTACTTAAACTTATGCGTACTTCCGAACTTGTAAAACAAGACTTAATGGGGTTTGATATCTCCAATACTACTAATATCAACAGCAAAGCAGTTGAAAAGGTAAATAAATTCCTCCCTGAACTTTTAGAAAAAACAAAAGCATTTGGGAGTAAAAATAGCCAAACAACTTTAACTTTAATGACTCTAAATATGCTTTGCGGACAATCTCCGTATCGTATGCTTAGACAAATTTTAGCAGAAACTGAAAAGAGAAAAGGAGCACTTTCAGAAGCTCAAGTTGCTCATGCATTACTATTAAAAAAAATTAAAGCTGCAGAAAATAAACCAACTACTGCAGTAGAAACTGCAAAATATCGTAAAAATTGTATTACTATATCAACATTAGAAAATAAAATAAACGGTTCTTTTAGAGATATTGCTACTTTAATTGATGCTTATAATAACATTAAAGAAGTTAATGGTATTAAAGATTGGGATGAAGTAGCTTTTGAACAAGAAGAAAAACGGCATCATGTAAGACGTTGTTTTGAACTAATGTATCGTAATATATTATCAGTTGGTAGAGCTCAAACTGCTACAATTGAATACTGTCAACAATATGGCATACATCCACAATTATGTCTTACTGAAGTAACAGGTTATATTAATTATGCAGCAGAAGTTATTGCAAATAAAGAGCTGCCACATGCAAATCATTTAGAAGAATTTTTAGATACCATGACTGATAAATATCATATGAATGTAGATAAAACTGCTGAACGACTTTTCGGTAAAGCTGATTTTACTAATAAAGATCATATGTATGAAATGATGAAAGAGAGGGTACGAAACTAATGATCTATGATTACACACTTGAAAATGGTAGATGCCCATCTTGGATAGAAGATGGTGGTTATTATAAAGATCCAAGTAATAATAAAATGATAGGATATTCTACAGTAAATGAAGATCTTATCCCTGATACTTCAGTTAAGTATACTAAAGATGAATTAATTACAAGAGTTCTTAATATTCATGCATCTTATCCATTATATAAAACTTCAGTATTAGCTACCACAGATGATCAAACTTTAACTAATGCTGAAGTAACTGCTTCAGTTCAAACCTGGGCAGCTGCAAGAGGTTTATGATTAAATGGGTAATAATTTAAACCCACCTATATTACCTTCATTTAATCTTCCTCCCCAGATGTTACCAGATCCACCGAAGTTACCACGTCCTATTTTGGATGCACCTTCTGCAGATCTACCATCATTTAATCCTATGTTAGTACCAGCTGAAGCCTTAAAAGGACCTGAAGGTACAGAAGAAGAGGAAGAAGATGATGAAGTTAATGCACTTCCTGAAGTACAAAAGGTCACTATACCTTTTATAAATCGTGAAATACCGATACCACAGGAAGAAATAATGGTTACAGCAGCTACAACTGCTGCTATTTCAGTAGCAGCTACTTTGACAGCCACCAGTCTTTTTAAACAATGTGTGAAGGTCTTCAAACCTTTAATTATGCAGTTTGTTAAACGAATACAAAAGAAATTCACCAATGGAGACACCACAAAAAAAGAATCTTCTGGATAAATTAAAAGATGGAATAGATGATAAGGAAGAACAGATACAAATTCTAGGTACATTTGTACGTTTAGGAGTTGTTGTCTGGGCTGGCTTTATCATCACCCTTAACTATGTAGAATTACCGATGATTAAGAAAGGTTCAAGTGGCGACATAACTTTTGTAGCATCCGTTTTTACAGGGGCGCTGGCGACATTTGGGCTCAATACTAGTAATTCTAAAGGTAAAGGAAACAATACACCCGTAAATTGTCCTATGGCTAAAAAGAAAGAAGAATGAAACGATGGCTAATTCTCTTAGCACTGTTATCCCCCTCCGTGGCAAGAGCAAACACAGTAACACCAGCCTTTACACAAGGCTCAATGAATGCCACCACCACGACTGTACAAACAGTCACAGAAACAGTAGAACAAAAAGTCTATGGCGGAGAATTAAACAGTTGGACTGGAACCAATGTAACCGCTACTTCAGCTTCAAGCGGAGGTATAACAGCCTCAGATGCTATCTTCAGTATAACTACAGCAGGAGGAGACTTTCAACTAGAAACAGTAACCAGAACAGCAGACGCAACGACTGGTTTAGTTCTATTAGAAACAATAGATATAGACAGATCAATTTCAACAAATGCTACTACTACCTCCTTATCGGTATTCTCACAATAGGAAACCCAGCTTATGCTGATGGAGATGAAACATATAATACAGCGGCACCTGAAAGCACTGCAACTGGCAATGTGACCAATCAAGCAGTGCAATTCCAGAATAATGGTGCCCCTAGTAGGCAACAAATGGGTGGATATAATGGTCGTGGTATAGTCTGTAATGGACCTACCATGACTTTTTCACCTTTCTGGCTAGCTACTGAAAATAAACCTAATGATCCTGATAGTTATTCGAGAGGCTGGAACTATGGCGCTCAAATAAACTTTATGGTTCCTATGGATGGTACCATCACTGAGATGTGTAAGTCTCTAGCTAGACGACAAAACGAAAAGATGAGGATAGATTATGAACTTGTACGTTCTTTAAAATGTGCTGAACTAATGAAGAAAGGTTTTACCTTTAGACCTGGTTCACGTGTTGAACATATGTGCAGTGATATAGTCCCCATTGTCTCATTACTTAAAAAACAACCAAACGAAACCAATGATCACCCTAATTAAACCACTTTTAATCGCTTTCATCCAAACAGAATCAGTTAAAAATCTAATTATAGATTTACTTGCTGTATGTGCAGCTAGAACTGATAATAAAATTGATGATCAAGCCGTAAAGCTTATTAAAGAAAAGCTATTAGCATGAAAAAAGCAACAGAAGAGAAGTTCAATGAGCTTCATAACCTTGTCACCCTTGAGTTTCTTAAGAGAGTCAAGAGTGGTGAGGCTTCTGCCCATGAACTTAAAGCAGCTTGTGACTGG